CAGGGCAGGAACCTAAACACTCACGAAAAGGCCCTTTGTCTGAATTTTACAACAGCCGGGGCCGGAAATCAAGGAGGAAATACATATGGGGGCGAAACCGAGTGATACGGCTTGCTGCAATATGATGGCCTATCTTCTCCGAAAAAGTCTTGAAAAATACGAATTAGAGCCAGATGGCCCAGTGAACGTATTCCGCAAGGATGAAGCGGAGGAACACTGGGAGAGCGTCCAGCACCTGTGCCAACTGTTTGGCTGCACGGCAGAGGAACTTCTGGGAAAAACAGAGAAACAAGTCACAGCTTAAAGCAATTAGGAGGATCTTATGAGCCAAAAGAACGCGAAGCGGCTGAGAGCCTTGGAGGGCTGCGTAGAAGATTTGGAGGAACAGGCGGAATACTTTGCGTACATGCTGGAGGCCATCGAAGAAAAAGTTGCGAAAACGGGCCAGATCTATGCTGAACGCCGACGGGCCGACAGGGCGGAGTGGGATGCTGAGCGGTGGCGGCGGGTCGCCTTCGGCGCTGTCGGCACCGCCATCATCGTTGAGATCATTGCCGTGGCTGCCACATGGGCCAAGGCGGACGAACTGCCCGCCCTCGCAGACGATGGGCCTACCATCATCACTACGGCAGAAGTTATCGGGGAAGAGCCAGAGGCTGAGGAAAACCAGCTGATTGAGGCGGCGCTGCTGGCCCGGGCCGTCCGGCTGGACGATGTGGCCGTGACCCACTATGACACCTGCGTCGATTGCTGCGGCAAGGACGACGGCATTACCGCCAGCGGCGTACAAGCTGTCCCCGGTGTGTCTGTTGCCGTGGATCCGGCGGTCATTCCGCTGGGCAGTGATGTCCTGGTGGACTACGGAGACGGCAGCGGCCTGCAATACTATCGGGCCGACGACACCGGACACGGTGTGGACGGCAAGGCCATTGACCTTTGCGTGGCGAGCCACGCTGAGGCCGTGGAGCTGGGGCGCAGGACTGCCACCGTGTACTTCGTGCCACCGGAGGAAGGAGAGTGGAGCTGATGAGCGTTTGTCGGGGCTGCGGCAAGCCCATCACCTGGTTCAAGACCGTCGGAGGGAAGTCGATGCCATGCGACCCGGACCCGGTGACATATTGGGCCGGGAAGAAATTCCACAGCAGAATCGTGACCCCGAATGGAGAGGTGATCGCCTGCAAGCTGAATGGCTACATGGACACCGCGACCGGCATTGGATATGTCCCACACTGGGCAACCTGCCCGGTGGCGGGAGAGTTTCGGAGGAAGAAATGATAAAGCCGATCTTGTTCAACACCGAAATGGTACGAGCCATTCAGGAGGGAAGAAAGACCGTGACGCGGCGGGTGATAAAGCCGCAACCTGATGGGAGCCCTTTGCCCATTAACGATAGCTGTTGGCCTGGATACTTCGGCATTGAGGGGACGCCAAGGGTGATCGAACCTCCATATCAGCCGGGGGATGTCCTGTGGGTGCGCGAGACGTGGAGCGTAGGCCACGGGGACTACCTATATCGTGCGTGGACCGGAACGGGAATGGAGCCGCAGAAACAGGACGAAGCGATGCGGAGAATGGGCCTAACATGGCGTCCGTCCATCCATATGCCAAAGGATGCCGCCAGACTGTTTCTGCGGGTGACGGATGTGAGGGCCGAGCGGCTGCAAAGCATCACGGATGAACAGGCAAGAGCCGAAGGATGCGATGGGCGGTGCTCCATCACGAGCAGCGGCGCAGAAGGTCCGATCTTGTGCACAACAATGGACTTTAGCAGGGAACGATTTGAAACTGTTTGGGACAGCACATTGAAGTCATCGGACCGAGACAAATACGGCTGGGACGCTGACCCGTGGGTGTGGGTCATTACGTTCCTACGTAGCGAAAAGCCGAAGAATTGGCCCTAGTGGCCCATCCGGCCCCCTGCCGGGTGTTTCGTGGGCACCCGACGTTTTTTCACGGAACCCTGCCGCCTTCTTCCCGGGGCGGCGGGGCACCCGGCAGAGGGCCGGATACTCTCAGGAAAGGAGAATATAATGTGATCAGCTATGAAGAGGACATATTTCAGATCCCGGCCCGCCGGTGCAAGCGCTGCGGCGGGCTTCTCACCAGCGAGCAGTCTATTCGGGATGGGTACGGCCACCACTGCCGCAGGGTCGCGCAGATGGAGGCGGCGGAGCGGGAAGAGGCCAAGAACCAGTTCAGTTTGTTTTCGGAGCCAGAACGAAGGGATCGAGATGTACAAGTGTGATATTTGCGGGCTTGTCTTTGACGAGCCATACATCAAGCAATGGTCCGACACACGCCCGGACTGTTTCCGGGAACGGTTCAAACAGGTGCTCTGCCCTGGATGCTTCGGGCCGTATTTCGATGAGATGGTTGCAGAGCGTGACGACGAGGAGCGCGGGCGGATGATATCCGCCCCTACGGCCGCCCATACAGTGAAGAAAAGGAGGAATTAGATCATGATGCCACCGAGGACGTGTGAACACTGCGGCGCGGCGCTGGACGCCGGGGAGCGCTGCGACTGCATGAACCAGGAACCGGAGATGCCGGAGGCGCTGATCGAGATCCGGCAGCTGCCGGTGATCGAGGAGCGGCTGCGGCTGGTGAAGGCGGACATTGACGAGCGCGTTTCCCAGGCGCTGTCCCTGGTCTGCACCGAGGAGACGATCCAGGCGGTGAAGGCGACCCGGACGGACCTTCGGAAGCAGTTCGACGAGCTGGAAGCCCAGCGCAGGGCGGTCAAGACCGCCGTGCTGGCCCCCTACGAGCAGTTCGAGGAGGTGTACAAGGAATGCGTCTCCGACGCCTTCAAGACCGCTGACGCGGAACTGAAGAGCAAGATCGACCAGACGGAGCGGGAGATCAAGCAGCGGTGCGAGGACGGCCTTCGGGAATATTTCGCGGAACTTTGCGCGGTCAACCATGTGGAGTGGCTGACCTTTGAGCAAACCGGCGTGCGGGTGGACATGGCCTCCGCCAAGCAGAAAACGCCGAAGAGGCTGCGGGACAACCTGGCTTTTTTCGTGAAAGCCGTCGCCGCTGACGCGGACAGGATCGCAGGCATGGCCTACGCCGACGAGATCATGGTGGAGTTCAAGCGGACAACGGACGCCATGGAGGCCATCGGGACCGTGACGGAGCGGCACCGCCGCATGGACGCCGAGCGGGCGGCCCAGGCGGCCAGAGAGGCCCAGAAGGCGGCAGAGGCAGAGGCGGTCAAAAAGGTGGAGGCCGCGGCCCCGCCTGTTGTGATGGAGCCACCGGCAGAGCCGGTGCTGCGCTGCGCCTTCACCGTGCATGGGACCCGCAGCCAGCTGAAGCGGCTGAAAGAATTTTTGATTATGGAGGGAATCCGATATGAGTAATTATCCGGCGCCGCAGAGCCAGCGGCCGAGGTTTTCCGTGGCGATCAACACGCCCGCCTACCAGAAAATGATCAACAACACCTTGAAGGACCCTGCCCGGGTGCGGCGGTTCGTGGCCTCCATTACATCCGCTGTGGCCATCAACCCGACTTTGCAGGAGTGCGACCCGGCGACCATCCTGTCCGGTGCTCTTTTGGGCGAGAGTTTGAATCTCTCCCCCTCTCCCCAGCTTGGGCAGTATTACCTGGTGCCGTTTGACAACAAGAAGAAGGACTGCAAGGACGCACAGTTTTTGCTTGGATACAAAGGGCTGGTGCAGCTGGCCCTCCGCTCCGGTCAGTACAAGCGGCTGAATGTAATGGCCGTCAAGGCCGGAGAGCTGGTGCGGTTCGACCCGCTGACGGAGGAGATCGAGCTGAACCTCATCCAGGATGACAACGAGCGGGAGGCGGCGGCGACCATCGGCTATGTTGCCATGTTTGAGTACCTGAACGGATTTTCCAAAACCATCTATTGGAGCCGGGAGAAGATGGTGAACCACGCAGACCGGTATAGTCCCGCCTTCAGCAAGAACGCCACCGGCGGGAGACATCCCAAGGTCTCCTTTGACGATTACTGCGCTGGAAATTATCCGTCGTCTGACGCATGGAAATACTCGTCCTTCTGGTACAAGGACTTTGACGAAATGGCCTTTAAGACCATGCTGCGGCAGCTGATCTCCAAGTGGGGCATTATGAGCATCGACCTCCAGACGGCATTCGAGAAGGACTATGAGCCGGAGACGGACACGGAATACGCCCAGGCGGAGGAAATGGAGCTGCCGCCCCAGGAGCCAGCGGTGGAGCTGGCGGATAGGGCCGCATATGAACCCGTTGGGGCTGCCGAGACCAATCCCGCCGGGGCGGAGGACGTGAGCCTCGATGACCTATAACATCATCGCCACCGGGAGCACGGGGAACGCCGTGGTCATCAACGGAAACATTCTGATCGACTGCGGCGTTCCTTTTTCCAGGCTGAAACCGGTAGTAAAAGAGTTAAGCGGCGGTATTTCGCCTCTACCTCCACCAACATCAACCGGGAGCAGTTCCTGGACTGGAACCAGCCCATCGTGGACGTGGAGGGCGATTTCGACGAAACCCGCATCAAGGAGATCGTCACCCAGCCCCTGGACGACATCTACGTGACCGTGGCCCAGATGAAGATCGAGGAGATGAAGGACACCGCCGCCAACCGGGACGTGAACAGCGGCGGCGCCGGGTCCGGCGTGACGGCGGCTGCCGCCATCGCCGCCTTGCAGGAGGCGGGGAACAAGGCCAGCCGGGATATGATCGCCGCCAGCTACCGGGCCCATGTGGCCATCAGCAAGCTGTGCATTGAGCTGATCCGGCAGTTCTACGACGTGACCCGCAGTTTCCGGGTGACCATGCCCAACAACATCGGCTACGGCTTTGTGGACCTGAACAACAAGGGGCTGCAGGACCAGCTGATGGGCGTTGGCGCGGACGGGCAGCAGCTATACCGCAAGCCGGTCTTTGACATCAAGATCAAGGCCCAGAAGAAGAATCCGTTTTCCAGGGCGGAGCAGAACCAGCGGGCCCAGGAGCTTTACGGCATGGGGTTCTTTAACCCGGACAACGCACAGGCCAGCCTGGGCGCTCTGGACATGATGGACTTTGAGGGCATCGACAAGGTGCGGGAGTTCGTGCAGCAGGGCCAGACGCTGATGAACATCTGCCAGCAGCTCCAACAGGAAAACCAGGTATTGAAAATGGCGCTGACCGGGCAGGCGGCAGCCGCTGAAGGCGCCGGGACCGCCCAGGGCGGCGGGGCAACACCCGGCGGAAGCCAGAACGGGACGGGCGGCAATGGCGTGGAGGCGCAGCTGGCACGGGGCATTTTACAGGCCCAGCAGCCCATGACCGGGTACGGGGAGAATCTGGCGAAGCGCAGCAGGCCGGATATGGACGCGACTTAGGAATTAGGAGTTAGGAGTTAGGAATTAGGAATTAACGCCAGCCGCGCTCAAAAGGAACATCTGCGGCCCGCTCTTAGGGGCTGTGCCCCTTAGAGCGGCCCATGCGCATGGAGCCCCCTAAGCGGCAGAGCTGCTAAGGGGATCTCGCAGCGCGGCAGAACCGACGGTATGATGTCGGCCCTGCGGGCGGGACGGGGGCGCGGGGACGGGGGACGGCGGGCGGATACTATCCGCCCCTACGGGAGAACGACCTGCTCGAGAATTTGTACAAGTTGAATCGGGAAAAATTTAAATTTGTTTCGCCTATGGCGAAACTCCACAATTCCTAACTCCTAATTCCTCATTCCTAATTCAAAAGGGGGGACGACATGACAAAAGTATACTTAGAGCGGGACGGCGGCCGGTATCTGGTATCCTGCCTGGGACACGCCACAGGCAGCGCGGAGATGTGCGCCGCCATCTCCTGCCTGATGGGGACGCTGGAAGGCTGGCTGGATAACGCGGATATTCCCGTGGCGGAGCGGCGCATGGAGCCGGGGCGGGCCGTGCTGCGCTTCGCGGGCGGCGGCGATTGCAAGACCGCCTTTGAGGTAATCGCCGTCGGCTTTCTGCGGCTGAAAGCCTCAGACGAGGCGCATATTCAGGTGGAATTTTCAGAAATTTAAAAATTTTTTGCCGTCAGGGGGTGAAAGTTTTGAAAACCCCTGTTACGCTGATAATGTCCTCCGAACGTGCCGTCCAGGCATGAGAGGACCGGCACACGGAGCCGTCAAGTCCGCGCAGGCGCACGGAGCCTTTAAGTCCGCGAAGGAGGAACACTATGAAGTTCAAGCATTTGCTGTCCATGAATCTACGCCTGTTCGACGGCGGCGCTGCCGCCGGAGGCGCGGCACCCGGCACGACCGATGGCGGAAGCGCGCAGGGCGGAGAAACGGCAGCCACTCCCGACGCCGCGCGCCGGGAGAAATCGGGCGATTACAGCAGCGTGCTGTATGGAAAGCAGGGCGACGGGGCGGCCGCTTCCGGCACTGTGACCGACGCACAGGAACCGCCCCACGACGCCGGTGGGGAAGTGAAAGCGGAGGTGCAGACCACCTCCAACACTCTGGAAGAGCGCCGCAAGGCGTTCCGCGACTTGGTGAACGGCGAGTACAAGGACATCTACACCGAGGAGACCCAGCGCATGATCTCCCGCCGGTTCAACCAGCAGCAGGCTCTGGAAGAGAAGGTGAACAGCCAGAAGGCCGTCATTGATATGCTGATGGACCGCTACAAGATCCGCGACGGGGACCTTGGCAAGCTGACGGCCGCGCTGGAAAACGACAGCGCGTACTGGTCTGAGGCCGCCGAAGAGGCGGGCATGAGCGTGGACCAGTACAAGCAGTTCCAGAAATTGCAGCGGGAGAACGCCGCGCTGCAGAAGCTGCGGACAGAGCAGCAGGACCGCGCCAGAAACCAGCAGCAGGCGCAGAAGTGGTTCCAGGAGGCCCAGGCAGTTGCCGCCAAGTTCAAGGGCTTTAACTTTGCCCAGGAGTTGCAGAACCCGGAATTCACCGCCATGCTGCGGGCGGGCACCCCTGTGGAGCACGCCTACAAGGTCATGCACTTTGACGAACTGATGGACGGAGCGATCCAAGTGACTGCCGCCAACACCGAGAAGATGGTGGCGAACAATGTCCGCGCCAAAGGCAGCAGACCCGCCGAAAACGGCACCAACGCCCAGAGCGCGTTCACCGTGAAGGACGACCCCTCCAAGCTGACACGGAAAGACTTTGAGGAGATCGCCCGGAGAGTCGCGCGAGGGGAGATCATCAGTTTTTAACTCCGATCTCCCAGCCAAACCATGAAGGGAGACAACGACATGAAAACCATTCTGAAAAAGTTCAAGGCCATGAGCCTGCGTCTTTTTGACGGCAACACCAACGTCACCACCGACGCCGGTCTTACCGACGAGATGAAGACGTTCTATTCCAACTACCTCATCAACCTGGCGGAGCCGGAGCTGGTGCATGACCAGTTCGGCCAGAAGCACCCCATTCCCAAAAACGGCGGCAAGACCATCGAGTTCCGCAAGTACAGCGCCCTGCCCAAGGCATTGACCGCCCTGACCGAGGGTGTTACCCCTGACGGGCAGAAGCTCTCTATGAGCGTCATCACGGCGACGGTGGCCCAGTACGGCGGCTTCATCGAGATGAGCGATATCCTGCTGCTGACCGCCATCGACAATAACCTGATGCAGGCCACCACGGCCCTGGCCTCCCAGGCGGGCCGAACCCTGGACACCATCACCCGGGAGGTGCTGGTGGGCGGCACCAACGTGCAGTTTGCCGAGGGGCAGGTATCGTCCCGGGCAAGTCTCGCTGGCGGCTCTGCCACCGACAGCAGCAACCACTACCTGACCGTGGAGGCCGTCCGGAAGGCCGTGCGGACCCTGAAGGTCATGAACACCCCCCGCATCAACGGTGGGTACGTTGGCATCATCCACCCGGATGTGGCCCACGACCTGATGAGCGACCCCAAGTGGGTGAACGTCAAGACCTACTCTGACCCCGACGGCATCTATGAGGGCGAGATCGGCAAGATCGAGGGCGTCCGGTTCGTGGAGACCAGCGAGGCGAAGATCTGGAAGAAGGCCGGTAAGGATCTGTCCAGCGGCAACGCCAATGACAACAGCCGGGATGTGTACGCCACACTGATCCTGGGCAACAACGCCTACGGCGTGACGGAGGTCACCGGGGGCGGTCTCCAGCACATTGTCAAGCAGCTGGGTTCCGCCGGTACCGCGGACCCCCTGAACCAGCGGGCTACCGCAGGTTGGAAGGCCATCAAGGTCGCCGAGCGCCTGGTGGAGGAGTACATGGTTCGCGTTGAGACCACCAGCTCCTTCAACGACGCGCCTGAGAACTAAGGAGGACGAATGATGTCTGAAAAGAAAAACGCCGGGGCGGCTGCCAACGATGCTAACGTGGAGCAGACCGGAAACCATGCCGCGGAGGGCACGGAGCCCCTTGGGGAAGAGGCCCAGAAGATGCTGGAAGAGGCCAGAGCCGCCAAGGAGGAGGCGCTGGCGCTGCTGCGGCAGGCTGAGGAAGCGCTTGCCGCAGCGAAAACCGCGCGGGAGAGCACAGCCGCCGAAGGAACCGCGGCGGCTGACGCGGAGACGGCAGCGCGGCAGGAGCAGGCATATCTGGAAGAGAAGGTGCCTATCCGGCTGTTCAAGGACGGCGACAAGTACAAGGGCGACGTGCTGGTGTGCGTCAACGGCGAGCGGCTTCTCATCAAGCGGGGCGAGACCGTGGAGATCCCCCGGAAGTTCGCCCTGGTGCTGGAACAGTCCGCCCAGCAGGACGCCGACACCGCCAACCTCATCGAGAGCAAGAGCGCGGAGTTTGAGGCGGAGGCCAAGGCCCGCAACCTGTAAACGACAAGTTCATACCTACCGCGATACCCTTGCCCGTTTTCGCAGCGGGTTCTTTACGACACGGCGTAGAGAGAGTGCCAACGCTCCCTCTACGCCTTTTTCGTTAGGGAAAGGAGAGATTATGGAACAGAGCATTGTAAAGCTGCAAATTTCCGGGGCTTATATCACCGGCTGCGGCGTTGCCATCGGCGCGGTGGGCAGCCATGACGAGGTGCTGCTGGAAATGGATTTCCGTCCCTCGAAGCTGTGGAAGGGCACGACCAGGCGGGCTATCTTCTCCAACGCTCTGGGGGAGGACCCGACCCCCGTCTTGCTGACCACGGACCTTTTGGAGGAGGGGCAGGCCGAGGTCTATCTGGTGCCGGTGCCACAGGAGGCCAAGCGCGTGGCCGGAGAGTGCTTTTTGACGGTGGAGGGCTTTGTGACAGACAGCAATGGGCGGGAGGCCGTCCGCTGCGTGACGGAGGAGGCCCGCTTCCGGGTCCTGCCTTCCAAGCTGTACACCAATGACACGGACCCTGTTACCCCGGATCAGGCGGAACAGCTGCAAGCGGAGATCGACAGCATCAAGGAGACCATCGTGGAGGCCGGGAACAGCCAGCGGGCGGCGAAGGCCAGCGAGGAGGCGGCGGCGGCCGCCGCTCAAAACGCCGCCGAAAGCGAGGAAAGCGCCGCGAAGGCCGCTCAAAACGCAGCCGAAAGCGAGGAGAGCGCCAAAGAGGCAGCCAGCGCCGCGGAGGCCGCCCAGAGCGGGGCGGAGCGGGCGCAGGCGGCAGCTGAGGCGGCAAAGGAGAACCTGGAGACCGCCGTGGACTCCGCCAGCAGGAGCGCACAAGCAGCCAGTGAGAGCGAAGGGGAAGCGGCCCAGAGCGCCGCGGCGGCTGCCGAAAGCGCCCAGAGCGCCGCTGCCAGCGCCCAGACGGCAGATACCTCCGCCAGGACGGCCGTCCAGGCCGCCCAAGCTGCCATCACGGCGGCGGAGGCCACGGCGGACGCCCAGGAAACCGTGGCCGCCTCTGCCGAGGCAGCGGCCAAAAGCGAGGCGCAGGCTGCCTACTGGGCAGACCAGGCGGCGGAGGTCGCTGGCGGCGACTTCGCCACCAACACGAGCGTGGAAAAGGCCGTTTCCGGCCATGACGCCAGCGAGACGGCCCACGAGGATATCCGTAAGGCCGTGGCCGAGGCGGCAGAAGTGGCGAAGGGCCGGGCCACCGGGTACGTGTTCGACACGGTGGAGGACATGGAAACTTGGCTTGCGGACAGCGGCAACACCGGCAAGCTCAATTTGGGCGATAACCTGTATATCCGGGCTACCGATGTGCCGGACTACTGGTGGGACGGCGAACAGGCCCAGCAGCTGGAAACGCAAAAGGTTGACCTGAGCGATTACGTGAAAAACGACCAATACGCCACCGGCACCGCTATGGGGCTGATTCGAAGCGGCAACGGGCTGGGAACTTCCAATGGAAACGGGCAAACGCTGTCCGTCACAGTGGACCTTCAAATATAAGGAAGGAGACGACTGGTGAGGAGCATTGAGGAAATTTATCAGGAGATGCTGGAAACGTTCGCGGAGCGGGCGGGCTTTACGCCGGACGAGGGCTGCGACCTATCGGTGCGGCTGTGGGCCGCGGCGGCGGAAATCCAAGCGCTGGGCATCCAGGCGGACTGGGTGCTGGACCAGAGCTTTCCCCAGACGGCCCAAGGCATCTATCTGGATTACCACGGAGCCATGCGGGGCGTGACCCGGCTGGCGGCCACCAAGGCCGTGGGCACACTGCGGTTTTCCGTGGACACAGCGCCGGTGACGGATATCACCATCCCGGCGGAGACGGTGTGTATGACTGCCGCCGAGGTCCGGTTTCAGACCACGGAGACGGTAATTTTGGCGGCGGGCGCACTGACAGTGGACGCCCCGGCAGAAGCGTTGGAAGCCGGCAGCGCCGGCAACACGGCACCGGGGACGGTCTGCATCCTGACCGCCTGTCCGCTGGCGGTGACAGCATGTACCAACCCCGTCGCTTTTTCCGGGGGCAGCGACGAGGAGGATGATGAGACCTATCGGGCGCGGATTTTAGAGAGCTATCAGCGACTGCCCAACGGCGCTAACGCCGCCTGGTATCAGCAGACCGCCATGAACTACAGCGGCGTGGCGGCGGCCAGCGTGGTGGGCCGGGCCAGAGGAACCGGAACTGTGGACGTCTATGTGGCGACGGAAAACGGCCTGCCCACGGCAGAACTGCTGACAGGCTTGCAGGCCGAATTTCAGGAAAAACGGGAGATCGCCGTGGATGTGGCTGTCAAGGCACCCACGGTGTGTACGGTGGATGTAACGGTGGCGGTGGCGCCTGAGGAGGGGACCGCCTTTGACGAGGTCAAAGCGGCGGTGGAGCAGAGCGTGACGACTTTCTTCACGGGTCATTTGCTGGGAAAAGCTGTCCGGTTGGCGGAACTGGGCAGCAGACTCTATGCTCTGGAAGGCGTGGAGAACTACCGCTTTTCCGCTCCGGCGGCGGATCTGGCGGCTAACACCGCCGTGCTGCCGATGCTGGGGACGCTGACGGTGACGGAAATGGAGGCGTAAGCCATGTATGAAGCATATCTGCGGACGCTGCTGGAGCCGCTGTGGGTCTACGATTTGACAGCAAACAGTGTCAGCGGCGCGGAACTGGCCGCGCTGGGGGTCGGACTGGACGCGGTCAGCGATCAGATGGACCTGGTGGAGCGGGAGTCTTTGACCGCCACGGCGGAGGACCAGGGTCTGCGGAGGCGGGAGGCCCTGTTTGCCCGGCGCGGCGCGGCGACGACGGTGGAAGAGCGTCGGGCGGCCATTGCGGCTTTGCTGCAAATCGACGGAGACAGTCTGACGCCGGAGGCCATTGACCGCACGCTGCGGGGCTGCGGCATCAAGGCCGAGGCCCTGGAGATGGGAGATGGCAAACTACGGGTCATTTTTCCGGAGGTGATCGGTATCCCGGCGGAATTTGACCAGATTGAAAAGATTATTCTGGACATTCTGCCCTGTCACCTGGAGATAGAGTTCTATTTCCGTTATTTGACATGGGCGGAGTGTGAGCAGGCCGGGTACACTTGGGCGGCCATCGAGGCGGCAGAACACACCTGGGAAAGCCTACAGCTGGCGGCACCGGAAGATTGATATAGAGATGGGGAACTTCTTGAGACAGCGAAAGCGCCGGACAAAGCCCGGCGCTTTCGCTGTTTTTATTTTGTCAAACTGATAGGTGGAGATAGACAAACGGGAAGTTATCTACTCATGTCTAAGAAAGTGAATGATATTTCTTTGCAATTGCTTATATCTTGCCTTTGTATTGGGGTTCTTTCCGCAATATTCTCTTGAAATTTCTTCGTTTGGCTCATATTCCACAGGAATGTCATATAAATCAAACTATTCACGAGTCAAATCAATGTAATGCCCGTCAATTTTATTGAAGTAGTGCGTTCCGCCTCCATTAACATGAATACGATGAATGGTCCCTCCGAACATATCGCATACAAGTGTTGCTGTGATTGCGCATTGCCCATATGAGGGGTCGTTAATGACCCATTCATTTTGACACGATGGATATGCGGTATCTGCTTTCCATGATTGCCTTAATACGGCGTACAGCTTATGTAGTGTATCAATTCCCTTAAATGCCGGAACTTCTTCACATTTCATATCTTTGAATTCTTGCCCCTGATAATAAAACCCGTCTTTTCCTGCTGGATTTACGTTGTCCAATTCATGCATGGCTTTCATGATGTTATCGTTCTGTGTCATGTGTTACGCTCCCTTCTGCCAAACCGACAACCTCCAATTTACCGGGCCGCCAGCACGTCGGCGGCGGTGATGCGCATTAAGTCCTCCTTCGTAACGGGGCCTTCCTGTTCCGCCAGCCGGTTGGCCTGGTGGACCAAGACTTTCTCAAAAATATTCCG